AGCTTCACCAGGTCCAACACCTTTCAGTGAAAGGTTATGGAGTTTCTCATACTGAGATGCATCATCTTTCTTCAGTAGTGATACTAACTTATTATATCCATCAGCAGTAATAGTTCCCAGAGCTTTCTCTGGAGAGAAAGATGGGAACATGTGTTGTTGATATAATGTTTGTATCTCTCTCTTGTTTTTGAGAGAGGTGAAATCAGCAGAGGTTAGGTTGAAAGAAGTGATTCTTGTTGCTCTTTTAATAAAAGCCTTATCTAATTCTTTCATAACCTATCTCAATCTTCCCAAGAGTTAACAATCTCTTCGATACGAGCCAGTTCTTCTTCAGAGAAACTTACTTCCTCTTTGTTCATCAACTGATTCTTACGACCCTTTGGATCACTCATTGCAACTCGACGTTGCATCTGTTTGTTGACTTCTTTCTCGTTACCACCACGTACAGCAGACTGTTCTTTATCAAAAGCTTTTGCCTTTGCTTTATTCACACTAGCAGTTCTCTCAGGTGTCATAGGCATGTAACCTTCTTCAGTCTTCTCCTTCTTGCCCATAGACTTACTAATAGCCTTACGTCTCTTAGCAAGATACTTATCAGAAGAATCCTCATCACCATCGTTATCGATGTCTCCATCTTCCTTACCTACGGGATCAAGTTTCTTCTCATAGATGGCAGAGTATGCATCACCCCAACCCTGTCTCAGAGTTGATACTTCTTCAAATGCTGGATTCTTCATTTGAGGGCCTTTAGCAAGATCCTTACGAGCCTTCTCGTTATTCTCTTTTCTCTTCTTCATATCTGTCTCAAGATATGAACCACCTTCTTTCTTCTCTTCAATAGTTCTGGAGATCAGTTCAATCAAACCACGTTTGATGTTCTCTCTGTCTTCATGAATCAAAGCTGAGTGAAGTTTCTGATTACCAACTTCATGAGAAACCTTATTGTTCCACTTCTCAGTTAGAGGCTTATTGTGACGATACTGAAGGAACTCTTCCTCACAGTTTCTTTCAGCCTTAGTTGTTACAGTATCAACTACAGTTTCAAATGCTTCTGCAATCTGAGTGATCTTATCATTTCTTAGTGCAGATGACACACCATCAACACATCCTTCCAACACAGTGGATACTACATCACAAGCCTCTTCAAGACCAAGACCATATTGGAAAAGACCTTCTACAATCTCTTCACAAACTTCAACCAAATCAGACTTAAGCATCTGATTCAGATTCATCTCACTGATTTGATCTCTACTCTGTGTGAGTTCTTCGCTAATAGTAGTATCATGTACGGCAGAGTATGCCTTATACAGATCTCTCATATCTTGCATGTTTCTGGCCAATAACATCTATTATTAGTTATTTATAATCTTCATTATATTCATCTAAGAACTCTTTTTCTTCCTGATACAGTTCTTCTTCACCAGTGTATATATCCCAAGCTCTCTGAAGTTCTGGAATCAACCACTGATCCCAGTCCTTTATACATTGTTGTCTATTGAAGTCATTAGTGTTACACATATTGAACAACAAAATGAACATCTCCAGTATCCTAAGGATAGTCGATATGTTCATCTTGATTCCACACTAACTGATGTGCCATTTGATCTCTCAACTGATTAATTCTTACTTCATCATACTGTTCAAAGTTTTCTCTCTTCTCTACTTTCTTATAGTAGTGAAGAGCATTAACGATGATAGTATAATCTTCCATTGAGAGATCAAATTTCACAAATCAACTCCAGTACTCGAACTACCAACCACTCTTGTAACACTATCTAGGGTGCCTTCTCTAACATGTTTCAGATGAAATCTCATCATTTCAATCACATTGTCCCTATACATCCCTGTGATTCCATGTTGAATGTCATAACTCTCAATGGTATGTGATGACCACAACCCAAAGTTAGTTTCCCAAACATGGAATGTTTCATCTATTAGGGTCTCATTCTTCCGTCGATTTGTCATTGTTCTTTTTATTGAATCCAAAGGGGCCTTCTTTATCTTCTTCGTTTTTAAACTGTAGAGCTACAGCTCCAAGTGATTCCATAACCTTAAGAATGTCTTCTGTCTTAGCACCTTCACCAAGTTCTTTGGCAACATACCAATACTTTGACCAGAAGTGTTCTCCTGCTTTTTGATAATCTTCAAGTGTTAATACTTTCATTAAAACCCTCCTCCTTTAGTTCTTTTCTTTTGATGTTTAGGTAACAACTCTTTGAGTTCTTTCTCTGTGTAACCATCATATAACTCAATCATACGATCAAGTGCATATTGGAACTGAGAACCTGAACTCATTTTACTGAGTGAATGATGAGCCACATCATATCTCAACTCCTCCAGTTCCTTCTCACTCATACATCACCTTCAACACGGTTTTCAGACTGGTGAACATCAAACTCTCCACCAGGATAACGAGACTTGAGTTTGTCTACATTCATCTCAATGATTTCATCAAGTGACACATTCAATCCCATACAGGCTTGTGCAACATACCACATCACATCACCCAACTCCCTCTTCAGATGGAACAGGTTCTCTTCATTGACAGGTTTGCCCTGAAAGATAATCTTCTTTACAATTTCAGTAAACTCACCTGCCTCAGCAGACATTCCTACAGCAGCAGTTAGAAGTCGATGTGTTTCAAATCCTTGATCATGAAGTTCAGAGATCCGATTCGAGAAAGGGTAATAACTTTGACTTTGGGGTGAGGTAACTCCATCTACAAACTCAAGGTATGCATCAGTATTAACTCTTTTCTTAGTGTCCATTTTGTCTAATTCTTGTTGATAAAATTCACGAGTATACCCATCATTATATGGTGAGTTAGCTTGAGTTTTTAACTCAGATTTACTTGTCATAATTCAGAACTTAAATCCGTCGAATGATTTTTTAGGTTTGTCTTCATAATTATACTCCTCGTCTTGTTTGTTGTCAAGAAGATCATCCTGTGCAGACTGTTCACAATCATACAGTCTCATCTTTGCTCTGTCAATACCAACAACAAACCTCTTACAAAGGTTTGCGTCATTGTATCTATTCTTCAATTGCTTCACCAATATCTGTCCCAACTCTTCAAGCTCATCTGTTGAAATAAGGGCAAACATAAGATCAGCAGTAGCAGGGAGACCAAAGGACTCAGAAGTATCAGTAAGCTCAACATCAGAGCTACCATAACCAGAACGAGTGGTCTGGGTGGCAGATACGACAGGTACGTTCGCTTCGACAGCGAGTCCTCGAAGTTCTTCAGCAATTGACTTGACAATTGTATATGAATTGACACTACCTCCACCGCGATACCGTGAGGAAGCACATATATTAAGGTAATCAACGAAAATAATATCAGGTCTAAATGATTTCTTAAGTGCAAGCTCGTTAAGAAGTGATGTAAAGTGTCCACTATGTGCACTCGCAGTTGGGTATTCTTTAATGATAAGTGTTCCTTGAGTCTTCTGTGAGAGATTGTTTACCTTTGTTTCAAAGGTTTGTTTAGGAAGTTCACTCATATCTTGAATATTTACATTCAAGAGGTTGGCGTCAATCCTTTCTGCGATCTTCTCTTCAGCCATCTCCAGAGTAATATACAATACGTTCTTACTTGCAAGAAGAGCAGAAGAAGCCATATGACACATAAACAAAGACTTACCGACACCAGTGCCAGCAAGAGCGATATTAAGTGTCTTATTAGGAAGACCACCTTTAGTGATCTTGTTAAAGTATTCCAGATCGAATGGGATTCTATTTTCCTTTCTGTGGTAAGACTCATACCTCTCTTCGTAGTCTATAAGATAATCGTGACCAACATGGTTGTCAAAACTTACAGCAAGTGCTTCAGATAAGATAGATGGAATAGCATCTGGGTTCTTATCTTTACTCTGGCCATCAGCAATACCGATAGACTCAACAAGAGCCAGATAGATTGCTCTATCTCTACACCACTTTTCAGTGGTATTTAATAACCATTCAAACTCAGCAGGTTCATCATCTAGATGACTAATAAGATGTGTGATTGATTTGAATTGTTGTTCATTGATATCCTTTCGTTTACCAACTTCAATACTCAGAACTTCCTTTGTGGGTACATTGTTGTACTCATTAACAAAGTTTGTGATCTCACCAAATACAATCTTTTGATCATTATCTTCAAAGAACTCTTCTTGTAGAAAGGGAATCACCTTTCTAAGGTATTCTTCATTATGAAGTAGATTACGAAGGATAAGAAACTCAATTTCATTCATAATGGATGTATGTACTCATAATATACTTCGTTTTGCTAGGTGCCAATCCAGCGTGA